CAGTTTAAAGTTAAGCCAGACCCTACCGAGGGATATGGTCGTTTAAACGTTAGTAGAATTATATCTACCTATGTTAATTATTCTAATGAAATTAATGAGCCAGATACAGGAGTAAGACGTGAGCTAGAGAGCTGGACTAAATACTACGTTAAGTATGGTGAGGAGTATGGTGCTTTATCCAGTGGTGTTACTCAATACCTGGATTTAACCACGTCAAGCACAGTTTATGCTTATGCAGGTAGTTTACCTACTTTAGACTTTGACAACTATGGATATAACAATTATCTACTAGCATCAAGTTCTAAGTTGTTTTTAACTAATATGCCCAGGACATTCCGTATATATGAAGACCAAGATATATGGATGCCTTGCATGGTTAGCACTACAAATAACTTTAATAGGTATGAGGTAAAGACGTATAACAGTGCTGGTACACTTATAGATACATTTGAGATTAATAATCCATACAATAGTGCAGGTACAGATGATACTAATAAGTTTTTAGCAATTAGAGCAGGGTTTAACTTAAACACAATAGATGGAGGTGAGTTTTTAGTAGGCTCACAGCCTGTTATAACTGATAGTGTTTATAGTTATACAATAAGAACTTTAGACAATGGTATACCTGGTAATCCGACCAGTGAAACGGTTACATTTAAGATACAGCGTGAGCATTGTGACTATGACAATGGGTATGATGTTATATTTCAAAATGTGTTTGGATTTATGGACACTTATAGATTTACTAGATACAATAGTAGGTCAATTAGTGTAAACAGAAAAGAGTATAAGCAGAGTAAGGGAGAGATTCAAGCCAGTGGATGGGTTAACACTAATCAGTACAGAGCAAGAACGCAATACTATACAGAATACCAAGATAAACTATTACTGCGTAGTGACTGGTTAAATACTGAGGAAGCGGAGTGGTTAAGTGAATTAATAAGCAGTCCTATGGTATTTATTAGAGTAGATGTAGGGGGTGTTATGACCCCTATACCAATGATGGTAATGAATAGTGAATGGGAGCAGAAAAGCACAGCACAAGGTGAGGTATTTAAATTAGACTTACAGTTAGAATACTCTGTAAAAAATTATAGACAGCGTGGTTAGAGTTGAATTATATATAAACAATGTACTGATACCATTGTCTGAGGAGTTAAGTATTCCGCTTAACTTTCAGATAAGTGATGTGCAAAAGCCAGAGACTAGACAAGGGAACTACTCTAAGAGCGTGGTTGTACCAAGTTCCAAAGAAACCGACCAGCTATTCGGGCATATCTATGATTTAAACATGAGTGTGGATAGTTCAGGCACGATTAACTTTAGTCCTGACTTTAACCCAAACTTAAAAGCTGATGCTATTGTATTAAATGACGGGGTAGAAGTGTTTAACGGTATAGCACAGTTAGTAGATGTAAAGGTAAGGGATAGATTAGATATTAGTTATAGCTTGGTACTAACAAGTAAGCTAAGAAGTTTATTTGATGAGATAGGGGATAGTGAGTTAAGGGATTTAGATTTTAGCGAGTACGACCATGAGTATACTTTAACCAATGTAGAGAATAGTTGGGCAACAAGTATAATTAAGAATGGCTCTAGTTATCCATTTACATTAGGTGAGGGGTATGTATATCCATTAATTGACTACGGATTTAGTACGGACCTACAAAACTTTAATCTTATCAATCTTTATCCTGCATTGTCGGTCCGTGAATACATGGTTAAGATATTTCAGGATGCTGGGTATACATGGGATAGTACTTTCTTAGATAGTACTTTCTTTAAACGCTTATATGTGCCGTTTTCAAGCCCGTATTTGAATTTAAATAGCACTCAGATACTAGACCGTAGGTTTAGAGCTGAACGCACGTCTACGCAAACAATAAACGTAACAACGGGGTATAGTGTAGCTAGTGAGCAAACTATTGTATTTAGTGATGATAGCACGGGTGCTAACTTTGACACGTCCAATCAATATAACAATGGTACAGGTGTGTTTACAGTAGGTACAGGCTTACAAGGTGTATTTAATTTTACGGGTATACTACGTTTAGGAATGGTTTTAACACCTACTACACCAGCGGTATCTTACCGTCAAGTACCTGACTTAAAAGTATATGTAAAGATAGTTAAGAATAACGGGTTAGCTAGTGAAACTGTATTAAACAGCTATACACAAAGCATTAGACACTTAGATTACTTCACAACCACATACACCACAGCTAACCCAGCTACTTTACCAGATAGCGACTTCACAGCACTTAATAACCCTGCTAACTATATAGCTGTAAATGCTACTAACGTTAGTTTAGATGAGACAGATACAGTACAAGTAATAGTTACACCTTACTTATTTTACTCAGGGTGGTTAGGTGGTGGTTATTCAATTAGTACACCATTCGTAACTAGCACGGGTACTACTGACACTGGTAGTATTCAGTTACAGTTATACAGCGGTTCAGTGTTTTACAATAATGTAGATAACGCACAAATTATAGAGGGGCAAACGGTATACGCTAATAACTTAATCCCTGACAAAGTAAAGCAGAAAGACTTTTTAGTATCTATCATTAGAATGTTTAACTTATACTTTGAGCAGGACACTGAAAACACCAACAAGTTTAAGATTGAACCACGTAGCGACTATTATACTACTACTGTTACCGATTGGACACAAAAGATAGACCTATCCAATGACTTGGTAAGTATTCCAATGGGTGCTTTAGATGTTAAGAAGTTTCAGTTTAAGCATAAAGAGGATAGCGACTACTTTAATGCTAAGTATAAAGATAGATGGAAAGAAACCTATGGAGAGCGCAATATAGAAGTAATTAATGATTTTGTTAAAGGTACTAAGACCATTGAAACGATATTTAGTGCTACCCCGTCAGTGGGTAATGAGTATAGTGATAGGGTTATACCTAGAATTGTTAAGATTGACGACTATGGAGTGGTTAGCCAACATGAGGGTAACATTAGAATACTATACTATGCAGGTCTTAAAACTACTAACCAAGTATGGAATATTAACTATTCTGGTGGCTCAGTTGCATACAGTTCATACCCTTACATAGGGATGACTGATGATGCTTTTACTCCTACGGTAGATATTAACTGGGGTGTACCTGCTGAGATATTCTGGCAACCTGTATTTGATGATATAACATACACTAACAATAACTTATTCAATAAGTATTGGAAAGACTTTATAACTGAAATTATACACCCATCCAGTAGGATAGTTAGGGCTAAGTTTAAGCTGAACCCTATGGATATATTTACGCTTAACTTTAGGAATTTATTTTATTTTGAGAATGAGTTTTTTAGGTTAAACAGGGTTATAGATTACAATCCTATTACAAGTGATGTAACGGAATGTGAATTTATAAAAGTGGTGAGTGGTGTTAGCTTTACAGCTGAGAGTACTAATATAGACGGTGCTAACGATAACATGGGGGATAGCTCAGTATATACAGGGCTGTTAACACAAAGAAGTTATGAGGTTAAACCGTTAATAGGTACAGCTAGGAGTAAGGATGGTGGTACGGTAAGACGTATGGACACTTTAGGAATGGATTATGGAACAGGTAATAGAATTGGTTATGGTGTTCGTAGTTATTTTGTTACTGGTAATTATAACAGCATTGGGGATGGCTCAAATAATGTCACTATCCTAGATAGTAGTGGTGTTACAGTTGCAGGAGGATTAACTAACGTATACATATCAGGTAGCAATAACTTAGAGGTAGTAGATAGCAATGTGACAGTAGTAAATAACACGTATGTATCTGGGGCAAATAGCACACGTAGTACTTCGCAAAACAGTACAATGAGTGATAGGTGCAACACATACTTTATAGATACAACTGGAGGGGCTAGGACATTTAGACTATTGACAGCATTAGGTAGACAAGGCAAAGATGTAACGATAAAGAATATAGGCACAAATACGCTTAGAGTAATTGCTAATAGTGGAGAGACTATTGACGGTAGCAGCTTTGTGGATATAGTAACGCAATACGATAGTATTACGATAAAGAGCGACAATGATAATTGGTATATAATTTAGAATATGAGTTACGTAATAAATAGAAATCACATAGACAGTGGCAATAGTACAAGTGCAGCATTAAACAGTGGAGCTACTTTTACTGGTGAGTCGGCAGACGTTGCAGCCCATAGTAGTATAGTTGTTTCATGCTACACTGACCAAATAGGCACACTGTATGTAGAGTTTAGCACTGATGGTACTAACTGGGATAGCTCGTTAACATTTACCGTAGCAGCTAATACAAATGAGGTACACAGGATAACCATTACAAAGAGATATTTAAGGGTAAGATTTACAAACACCAGCGCAAGTAACCAGACCTACTTAAGGTTGCAAACTATTGTTGGTGAACACGTACAACTTACAAGCTCATTAACTTCAACTATACAGGCAGATGCCGATACGCTGGTAGTAAGACCTATGGACTTTAACATAATGGTTGCAGAGGGCTTATATCAGAACAGGGTTAACACAATTAAAGACGGGATTAATTTTGACATAGATACAGGTAGTGTTCCTGAGGATGTAACTAATGAGGGGGGTACTTATACTGGATTCCCTGCTAATCCTGGAGCTGCTGAGATACTTGTTGCAGGTGCAGATACGGGTACGGTTTACTATTCATACATGGCTACCGATACAGATACAGACTACACTTTTGCTACTAAAGCTATAACAGGTGCAGGAACTTATTCTTTAGGGCATAATATATGGCGTTGTAACTTTGCATACTTTGTAAACACTGGGAATGCAGCTAACTTAAACGCTGGGGATATAACCATAAGATTAACGGGCAACCCGTCAACTAATACATTTTGTGTTATCCCTACTGGTTATTCCCAAAGCTATTGCGCAGCGTATACAGTACCTTACGGTTCATCGGTTTACTTAGACAGGATTACTGGTAACTTAAGAGGTAGTACATCTGGTAGCTTAGATGGTGTATTTTATTACAAGCCTTATGGAGAAAGCCCTAGATATAGATTCCCTTTTGAATTACAGTACGGAACTTTATATTTTGATGATATTGATTACTTAATCAGAATACCTGAGCGAGTAGATATTATCCCACGTATTTTAACAGCATCGGCTAATAACTTGGTGGCTAAAGTGTCTTATAGATTATTAAAAGTTAAGAATTAATGGCAAAGAAAGTAGTAGCATTAGAGGTCACATTAACAGCAGGTCAAGCTGCTGCTGAGTTAGATAAATTAAACAAAGCAGCGACTGATACGGCTAATAGTGTAGACAAAGTAGATACAGAGTTTAAGACACTTAAGCAGCAATTAAAAGAGGCTCAGAACGAAGCCCAGTTAATGTCTCAAAAGTTTGGGGACACTTCTAAACAGGCTATCGAGGCTCAAAAGAAAGTAGCACGATTAAAAGATGAAGTAGGTGACTTTAACGCAAGGGTTGAAGCCTTAAACCCAGAGGCTAAGTTTAGAGCATTTGCTCAAGTGGCTCAAGGGGTAGCTAGTGGCTTTGCTGCTGCTCAGGGTGCTGCTGCTTTATTTGGTGCTGAAAGTGAAGACGTGCAGAAAGCCCTACTAAAGTTACAGGCTGCTATGGCTATTGCTCAGGGTGTCGAGGGATTGATGGGATTAGCAGATAGTTTCAAAACGATGAAAGTAGTTGCGGTTGATGCAATGAATGGAATTAAAACAGCAATTTTATCTAATCCATTATTTGCGATAGTAGGATTAGTTACTGCTGCCGTTGCTGCTTTTCAGCTATTAGGTCAAGAAGTAGATAAAGAGTCAGAAAAAATAAAGGCTAATGGTGAAGCAGTAACTAAATTATTTAATGATTATGAAGCAGGATTAGACAAAGAAATACGGTTAAAAAGAGCAGCAGGTGAAGAAACAGTTGATTTAGAGAGAAAGAAATTACAAGCAGTATTTTTAAGAACGCAAAAGGAATTAGAAACAGAAATTAAATTATTAGAGCAAAAAAGAAAGTTGGCAAAGGCTGCAGCCGATCAAGAAGTAAATTTATGGGATTATGTGAGCGGTAATATTGCAACTAAGGAATATGCTAGACAAGAGGGCAGAAAGATATTAGAGCAAAAAACAAATGATGAAATAGAGGCTAAAAGAATAGCATTAGACCAAGCAGATACAGCTTTAAAAGAATTTAATGTAGCAACTGAGAAAAAAATTAATGATACAAAATTAAAAAATTATAATGATTATTTAAACAAAAAGAAAGCAGCGGATGAAGAAGAAAAACGCAGACGTGAAGAAGCAGCTAAACGTGATGCAGAGCAAAGAGAACGTGAAAGAAAAGCCGATGAAGAAGATGCTGACTTTATTCGTAAGCAATCAGAGGAATATGCCAAGCAGTTAGCTGAAAAAGAACGACAAGATGAAGAATACAGAAAAGCTAACCTATTAGCAGAGATAGCCTTAGTTGAAGAAAAGGAACGCATACGCAAAGAGGAAGAAGAAATGCGTAAACAGGCTATTGAACAAAGCATACAGTTTACAGTAGATACTTTAACCACTAACCTTAACACGGCTGCTAATTTTATGGAGGCTGCTATGAATAACCAATTAAAAAAGGTTAAAGGCAATGAAGCGGAGCAGGAAAAGATTAGACGTGTATTTTTTGAACGCCAGAAAAAGTTACAGATAGCACAAGCCTTAATTAGCACTTATCAATCGGCTGTTGAAGCGTACAAGGCTACTGTTGGTATACCTTTAGTTGGTAGTGCTTTAGCTCCAATAGCAGCAGCTAGTGCTGTTGCTGCTGGTTTAGCAAATGTAGCGCAAATTAGGTCACAAACTTTTGAGGGAGGCGGTGGCGGAGGTAGTGCAAGTTCACCAGCTCAATCTATCCCTAACCTTGCAGCTCCTGAGGGTGGTGCATCCAATACAGTAGGCTCAACTCAATTAGACCGTGAAAGTATTGAACAGGGTAACCAAGTGGTAATACAGAACAATATCTCAGAGACAGAAATTACAAGTACACAAAATAGAGTTAACAGAATACAAGCAAGAGCAACAATTGATTAATATGGAAAAGAAAAAACAACTACCTGTATACGAAATGTATTTCGATGAACAGGACAGCAAAAGCGGTGACTTCGGAGTATTTACAGTATCCCTAGTAGATAAACCAGCTATCATAGCCGAGTATATGGTATTCAACGAAAGTGGTCAAAACCATTTTAAGTTTAAAGCTACCGACAATGAAAAGCGAATTGTTACAGGTGCGGTTATGATTCCAGGGATGCCTATTTACCGTAACGATGAAAAGCGTGGAGAGTTTTACGTAGTAGCTTCAAAAGACACAGTACAGTTAGCAGCTATGGACTTCATGAAGAATGGGTTAACCAAATCTGTTAACATGATGCACGAAAGCAACCTAATACCTGAGGGTGTATTCATTTTTGAGAGTTGGGTAATAGATAGACAGCGTGGAACGCAAGAACCAGTAGGATTTAAGCAATGTCCTGAGGGTACTTGGTTTATGTCAATGAAAATAGATAACCAAGAGGTGTGGGATGAGTTTATTAAGACGGGTATGCTAAGAGGCTTCAGCATTGAGGGTAATTTTAAAATGAAAGAGCAACCTAGCCAAGATGCAGCTGTATTACAAGCATTAGAGGATGTATTAGGTAACAGGAATAAATAATTCCTGTTACTAATCTTCACCTAACCATTTCATTTTCTGAACTAAATGCAATGCAAGAGTCATATACTCTTTAACTTGTTCATCATTTGGTAAATCATATTCATAACTAGAAATACCCATAAGTGTATCACAACCAGAACAGCTACCGTAGTATGTATCTGTTACAACATACTCATCTACACATGGTTGATATGTGTCTTTAGGTATAATAAAAATCTGTGTTCCTTGATAATCTCCATCATCAATAACAGTAATTTTACTCAAATCAAAGCCACTATAATCATCCGCTTTTGGTAAGCATAGTTCAAATAATTTTAAAACAATTGTCTTGTAATCAAGATACTGTTCTTGTTTTGTTGTTTTGAAGTATTCTTCAAGTTTGTGCTTGTTTTCCTCCCATTGCTTTACTAATTCTTGTATCATAATTTTAATTTTTATAGATTATGGCAGTAAAGATAGTAATTATTTTAATACCACCAAATAAATAAAACAGGCATTTAGGCATATTAAATCGTCTTTAAGTTATAACGATATAATATGTCAGAAACCAACAAACTAAGTTTTCAAATTCGTGCTAAGTTAAAAGAGCATGGTGTGGATGCTAGTGTATTAAAGTTCGGAGAGGGTAAACTCAAAACTGGTGAGCTATTAGTGTGGGAGGGCGACAGCCTAGCACAAGGTGTAGCAATCATGATTGAAACTCCTGAAGGACTTTTACCAGCTCCAGACGGTGTACACGAATTAGAAGACGGCAGCATGGTAGAAGTATCTGGAGGCATTGTAACAGCGGTTAAACCTGCTGAGATGGAAGAGCCAGAGACTGAAACACCTGCTGTAACTGCTCCCGTTGCTGAGCAATCAGCACCAAGTACTAGCCCAGCTGCTAAAGCTGTTATCGAGTCAACCATTAAAGAAACTCGCTTTTCAAAAGAAGAAGCTGAGGAGCTATTTATGGCTAAGACCGAGAAAGAAGCACTAGAGGCTAAATTTACTGAGCAAAGTGAGACCATTAACACACTTTCAAAAAAGGTTAATGAATTAACAAGTCAATTAACAGCAGTTTTTGAGTTAGTTCAGAAAATCTCTGAGCAACCAGCAGAGCAACCAGCGGAGAAACCTAAGCACCCGTTAGCATTCGCAAGAGCTAAACAGGATGAGGACACTGCCCGTGTTCATGCCCTCTTAAAACTAGCTAAAGAAAAACAAAACCAATAACAATTAAAATTAAAACAAAATGGCACTTTCATTTAGTGGGTTAAGCGCATACGTTAAAGAGGATTCAAGAGCGCCTCTATTCGCTGCCCTATACAACAAAGCTGGAGCGTTACAACGTGAGGCTAATATCTATACAGGTATTAAAAGCTCTGTAAAATTACCTTATATCTCAGATACAGTTATATTCCAGACAGGTGGTACTTGTACTGCTATTAACGCATCTGGTGATACTACTATCTCACAAAAGCAAATCACAGTTGGTCACGTTATCGTAGATAAGGATTACTGCCCAATTGCATTAGAGCCTTACTTTACTCAGGAGTGGCTAAAAGAGGGAGCATTGTATACCTCAGAAGCTGACCTACCAGCATTTATCTCTGATATGATGACTAAGATGGTGTCTGAGAACGTTCGTATTTATGACTGGTTCGGTACAACTGCTGGTAATAAGTATGACGGTATTGGTACTAAGATTGAGTCTGCTGGTTCTTACCAGACAGTAACAGCTCAGTCTTCTGTGACTACTTCTAACGTAATCGGTATCATTGATGCAATGTATCAAGCTGTGCCAGGTCGCATCCAGATGGCTGGTAACAAATTACGTTTATTTATGGGTATGGAAGACTACCGTATTGCAGTAACAGCGTATAAGAACGCTAATTACTTTAATAATGGTGATTTCCAGTCTGCTGCTAACAACTTTGAGTTTATTGCTCCAGGTACTAACGTAGTAGTAACTGCTGACCCAGGATTGAACGCTACTTACAACGGTACTCATAAGATGTACTTGTTAGACCCTAAGAATATCTGGTTAGGTGTTGACGGTTCAGGTGACGATGAGGTTGTAGATATGTGGTATGAGAAGAAAGACCGTAAGATTTATGCAACTACAGCATTTAAGCGTGGATGGCAGGTAATCAACTCTAACGAGGTAGTACGTTACTCTAACTTCTAATAATTAATTAATACGGGGGTGCTTAACTGTACCCCCTTAATTTAAAACCAAAAATACAATGAGTTGTGTAATTAATATGGGTATGCCTCAGCAATGTGCTAACGGCAAATCTGGTCTACGAATAGCATACTGGACGAAAAAAGATAACGTACAGGCTGTGAACGTAGATGCTTCTGGAGCTGTGAGTGGAATCACTATGGCAGCTTCAACATATTTCTACACGCTTAACCTAGATAGTGAAAATGGTGCATTTAGTGAGACTACAACGGTAAATCGTCCTGAGGGAACAGCGTTTAGTACTCAGACTTTCACTTTTAACTATCGTAAGTTATCAGTAACACAAAGACACTTCATTCAGACTGCTGCCCATACAAACGGATTAGTATTTATTCTAAGAGATTGGAACGATAACTATATCATGGTGGGTGCAAATGGTGGTGCTTTCTTAAGTGGTGACGAAACTACATCAGGTAAAGCGTTTGGAGAGAATAACGGGTCATTGTTGACCTTTACAGCGAATGAACCATACAAGGCTTACTTTGTTAATGCCTCAGTAATGGGTTCTTTGCCTATTAGCAACTAATAACCCAAAATAGAGTTAGCCCTCATTAAATTGGGGGCTAATTTATTTTTTATGAGTATAAAAATAACTCGCAATACAACTAACACGGTAGTGTTAACTTTAACTGAAAAGGTGACTATCTCAGCACCTTATTATTTTTTATTTTCGTTTACAAGTCAAGATACTAACAACACTAAAAACTTTATAGCCTCAGATACATCGAGTTATCCTGACCGCTATAATCAATTTAGTGTTCAAGAAGTGAATAGTGGCAGTGAGAATCTTACCAGCGGAATTGTTAACTTACAACCTGCTGGATTTTGGAATTATAAGATTTATGCACAGAGCAGTAGCAGTAATTTAGTTCCTGCGAGTGCTAATGAATTAGTAGAGGAGGGAATAGTGAGAGTGATAGATAATGACGTTCTTTCATTTAATGAGTATGATGGTCAAAGTACCACAGTTAAGTATTATAACCCTGAGGAATAATGAGTGATATAATTAATATCAGGTTTGAACAGTATAAACCACCTACTTTTAAGGAAGCTAAGAGTGGTTCAATTATATTGTATGGTGATAAACCAGGTAACCCATATCCAGATTATTTAATTAATCTTTATGAGCAATCTACTAACCATAAAGCGGTAGTAGATGCAAAAGTTAGGTATACAACTGGTGGTGGTTGGACTGTTGATACTTTACGTATGCCTTTAGCTGAAGAAGCGGTATACATCGACAAATTAAAGCACATTAACGAGGCTGGTGAGTCACTAGATGATTTAACAGAGAAAATAAGTTTAGATTATCAAATCTTCAATTCGTTCGCAATTGAGGTAATATATAACAAGGCTAAAACTAAATGGGCAGCGTTAAATTACGTGCCTATTTCTAGGATTAGAGCTTACAAAACAGATAGCGGTGACATTAAGTACGTGCATTTGACCGATTGGCGCAATGTAAGTAAGTATGAACAGGCTAAAACTTTTGGAGAGACTAGAGGATTTAAAGAATGGTATGCGTTTGGTAGTCGAAAGAATCCATCAGATAGCGAATTACTATATTTTAGAGGATTTAGACCCATCAAGAGTGGTGAGGTAGATGTTTATGCTGTGCCTTTTTATTCTGGTGCTATTCCCTGGATTGAATTAGATATTCGCACGGGTATTTTTCACCTTAACAATATACGCAATAACTTTACAGCTGGTGCTGTTTTAAATTTCTTTAATGGTGACCCTACTCCAGAGCAAAAGGAGGAGATGGAACGCCAAATAAAGGCTAAATTTACGGGGGATAATGCTGAGGATACTGGCGGTATCATGTTGGTATTTAATAAGCCAGGGACAACGGGTGTAACTGTTGAAAGGTTACAAGCTGGGGATATGGATAAGCTGTATTTACAGGTTGCTGAGTTTGCAAGGCAGGGAATTATGACAGCTCATAACATTAACCCTATATTAGCAGGTATTAACACACCTGGAGCGTTAGGACAGAGGAATGAGGCAGAGTTTATGTTTGAAATGTTTAACTCTACATACATCCAGCCTATTCAGGAGATGGTATTTGAGCGTGTGATTAACGATTTAATGCAGTTTAACGGGCTTAAGCCTATGTTTAAGCTGAAAGATGTTAAACCGTTTGGAATGGTGTTCACTGAGGCGTTTATTGAGGCGAATTTACCTGCTGATATTAAGACTAAGTTAGCTGCTGACTATGTGGGAGTGGATATTAATGTAGAGCGACAAAAGTTAGCGTTTAGTAGTGATGTAGACCCATTTGATGAGTTGGAAGGGGAAGACCCTAACAACTATGAGATACTTGCATCTTTTGATATTGAGTATGATGAGAATGGATACCCTGTAAAGAATGATTTACAGTTTAAATCTATGCACTTTGCAAAGGTAGTAGAGGCTAAACTGAGTGGATTGGATGCCGATATTATGGCAGCTATTCAAGATAATCCAAAGATTACACCAGCGGAGTTAGCTAGTGCTTTAAAAAAGGATTTAAACGAGATTACTGACCGTTTAGATACGTTAAAGGAGCTAAAGATAGTAGTAGGTGAGCCTGGTGACTTAAAAGTAAGTAAGCTAGGTGAAAATACTATTAAAGACCAAGACTTAGAAGTAGATATACGTGTAATGTACCAATATGAATTAAGCCCTACTGCTCCACCATTGGTTAAGGGGGGTAAGTCTAGGGATTGGTGTATTAAGCGCATGAATAACCCACAGTTATTTAGTAGAGAGCAAATAGACAGTATTGCTAAGTCACCTAATGCGCCTGGTAACGGTTCACCCTGGTTATACAGAGGTGGTTTTTATAACAACCCTAAGCTAGGTGAGATTACACCGTTCTGCCGTCATATTTGGGTAGCAAAAGTAGTACGTAAAAAGTAAAAACATGGCACAAGCATTATTCGTTACATCTGAGTATATTAAATCTGCTACCGTTATAGATGAAAACGTAGAAGATAAGATTATTAAACTGGCTATTATAGATGCCCAGCGTTTACATATATTCCCTAAGCTAGGTACTGACCTATACAATAAGTACATTACTGATATTAACACCTCAGGGAGTGCTGGTGTAACGGGTGTATATAAGACCTTAATGGATAACTATATTATCCCTGCCCTATGTAAATGGGTGTTGTATGAGGTAAGTATATCTATGAATTTTAAGTACCGTAATAAGGCTATCATGACTCAGAATAGTGATAATGCACAGCCAGTAGATTTAGGTACTTTAAACAACCTTAGAGATGAGTTTAAGATAGCTGCTAATGAGTTAACCCAGCGAATGGTTGACTATTTATGCGCTAATGAGTCTAGTTATCCTGAGTATACAAGTAATACGGATGACGGGGATATCTCACCAGACAAATACATAGAGAATAGCCCTATTTGGTTAGGTAAGCCTAGTATTTGTGACCGACCAGGCAAAAGGGATAATATACAACTATAATGGGTGATAGTAAAAAGGTAAAAGAAAAAGTAAAAAAGGCTGTAAAGAATGATACAGACGTTAAATCAGCATATCAAATTATTCTCAGACTTTGCGACAAGTCACAAGCAAATAAATAGCTTTGACTTTGGCGACCCGTGGGAGTGGTACAACTCCAACAAAGAGGGTACAGATAAGCTAATTTATCCTGCTATGTTTGTTGCTGCTGGTCAAACAAGTGTTGTAGATAGGGCGTTAACTACTACTTACTCAATATTTGTCTGTGACTTAGTTAGACACGCTGAGATAAACGAAAACGATGTGTTAAGTGATACTAAATTAATATCACTTGATTTACTAGCTTATTTACGTAAGGAGTTATCTGGGGCTTATGCTTTAGATTTAAACGTGACCTTACAACCATTTAGTGAACGTGGTACTGACTACGTAGCTGGGTGGCAATTTGATATAAATTTTAGAGAAACATTAGAGTATAATAATTGTCAAATACCAAATTAATAAAACATGGATAACCCAAATTTAGCAGTAGCAGGAGCGGGTGGATGCTGGTTAGTAGCAGACACAAGTGCAACAAGTAAAAGATTTAGAAATGCAGTAGTAGTTAGTGATGCTGTTATTAATACTATTGCAGATAATGCAGGTAATAGTAAAACTCAGTATAACTTTGGAACAAGCACACTAGCTGCGGGTACTTTAATCACTTGTACTGGTGATTATTTTACTTCTATTCAATTAACAAGTGGTAGTATAATGTTATATTTATACTAATATGGGTTTAAAATTAGGAGCTGGTATATGGGCTGGTAATACAGGTAGAACATCTTATGACCCAGATGCAGCAGCTTATTTTAATGCTATTGGTGATATACCAGCGCACCAAAAAAACGCTATTAATAAGCGTATAAAGGCATTTAAAGCTAACGGTACATGGACTAATTTACAATTTTGGTTTCCTGCCCCATCTACTGAGGTTTGGGATGAGTTTACCCGTGAGATTAAGAGCAATTCTAAAGCAGGTACAATAAGGGTTGGTAATCCAGTTGCTGATGTGGCTGCTGAGACAGAATATCATCCACGTATAGTTGCTAGTGGCTCAGGTTTTGTTATGACCACTGTAGATAGTGATGTGGGGATTATCAAAACTAACTATACTCCTAGCGGATTTATGACATTGAATAATACTTGCTGGGGGATAATAGCACAAGACCAAACAAGCGCACTAGCTGGGTTTAATGCGGGGTCATTTAATAGTTCATCTCAATCAATGATATTCATGAAAAGAGATGCTACGAATAACCTTTATTCTGATGCTTATAATACAACAGTAGCAGGTGGTAGAGCCAGACAGACATCTACATCTGGAGCTGGTGCTAATTTTATGTTTAATCGTAGAAGTTCTAGTGATTTTATTATCTATCGTAACGGTACAAGTATAGCCACTTCTTCAAGTTCTGGAGGTAGTTTACCTACAAATAATATAATAATTAACGGGTATTTAAATAATACAGCATCATCAACTAACGTAAGGAATGAGACAATAGGTAGTATATACGCTTACAATACATCGTTAACACCTGCTCAAATAGCACAAGAGAATAGTGATTGGCAAACGTTCATGACTGACATGAAAAGAACTGGTACTTATTCTAAGACTATTTTATGGTGTGGTAACTCACAATCTGTAATGTTTTATGGTAGCTGGTTTAGACGTTTAATGTATCAGTATAGTACTAATGAATGGTTTATTCGTAACATAAGTAAACACGGTAGAACTACTGTTCAAATGAACACGGCTAGAACTACTGAAATTATACCTTTTTTAAATGCTAGTAATGGTACTAACTATGTATTTATTTGGGAGGCTACAAACGACATATCGAGTGGTTCTAGCGGTGCTACTGCATGGGCTAATTACAGAACATTAGCAGATAATATTAGATCTTATTGCGTGGCTAATTCAATTACTGTTAAAATAATAGCTGTTCCAAGTATGGCACGTAGATTTGATGGTAATGATACGGCTATTTTAGAGACAGATATATTTAATCAAAACGTAAGAGATAATTACGCTTTATCATTTGATGGTACTACTGGTGCATTTGGTAGTAATTTATGGTTATGGCGTTCTAATTATGCTAGTGATGCTGCATATATAACAGCTATTAGAGCTTTATGCAATAACCTTACTTATTATGATTCTGGAGGCACACATTTACAAAAATCAGCTTATTTAAGTGAGTGTTATCCTATATTTAAAAACTATATAGATAATAATTAAGTATGACACCAGAGCAAAAAGACGAATTGTTAATACGCATTGATGAACGCTTAAAGTCGGTAGACAATAAGCTAGTTGCCCATATAATGCAGAGCAATGAATATAGGGCAGACACTAAGAAAGAGATAGAGAATATCAATAAAGAAATTAAGTCTTTAAATAAGTGGAGATACGGTGTACTAGGTAGCTGGATAGTTGGTATAGGTGGTTACTTTAAAAATAGTTTATAGGGTTAAGTAAAATTAACCCTTTTTTTTGTATATTCGCATTATGGGATTTAGACGAGATGCTAAGATAGACGGTAATCAAAACTTAATAATCGAATTCTTACAGGTACACGGTGCTAAAGTAATTAGAACAGCCCAATTAAAAAATG